GGATTTACCCACCGCCTTAAATGCGCCACCGACGGCTTTGAACATTTTCTTGAGGAAGAACTCAGGCAAGCCCGTTGCCGGGTTAATCGTTCCCGATCCACCCCACCGACGCAGCATCCGAGCTTCTGCCGGAGTGATGTGCGCGAGCATCGTGTCGCCATTGCGCCCAAGACTTGCAATGCCCTGTGCAATCGGATTTCTTACAAGGCCGCCTGCTGCGAAACCCTGAACCATGGGCCGTGAGACTTGATCCAAGGCCATGTTCAACGCCGTCAGGTACATCGGATCAAACTGCTCAGGCAACAGATCCTCAGGCACACCCTCTTTAATGAACTCACGACGATTCTCTTCGTAGTTCTGGGGCTCGTCCAACAAGGCCTCAATCATCTGCTGCATTGCGTCAATCAGTTCTGGCGGCAACTGCATGCCGCGCAACATGCTGCGCAACTGCATGACCATCTGCGGATCAACCTGCTCCGCAGCGTCAAACATCTGCTGACTGAATTCTTGAGGAGAGACAGACTCGCGGAGTCGATTTAACGTCGCGTCGTCTTCAGGAGTGAGAAAAGTTCGTGGGGCATTCTCCATGCCGCCCATCTCAGGGGGCAAGGACATAATGCCCTGCATCGCTTCAGCCATGATAATCCTTTCCAAAGTGGCAATAGACTCTCGAGCGGAGTCGCGCGCCGGGAAAGGACGCGAAATTGCTGGTAATTATGTGGTAATTCACTAGTTTCTGTCCATCTCTAGGTAAGACAGATAGAAATGCACCGTAGCAACAGAAGACTCTACTTTCAACACGTCCCCCGCCTCAAGGACACAAGGCACCCCGTTAAAAACGTCTACCGTAGTATCGGGGGGCAGTGCATAACTTTTAAGCAAAAAGTGCTCGGTTGCGCTACCCGCATCATATTGCGAAACCGTAATCGATCCGCGAGAAGCATTTGCATTGGTCACTCGCAAAGACCGCACCACGGCCGTATTGGCATCCGGCACCGTGTAAATAACCGTCTCCGTCGCCGCACTTGGAATCAAACTCTCTCGGAAATATTTATTAGCCATAGTCAGCTCAGCGAAGAAACAAAAGTCAAAGTGGCAATTACCGAAGGTGTGGCAGGACGCGTCGGAGAAGTTCCCGAAGGCAGGTGTTGTAGGGAGATATCAGAATCGGTAACGTGCCACATGATCTCCACGTAATCTCCGGGATTCATGTCCAAGTAAAAATTAAGCGCCGCGATTAACGCCCCATCCACACCACCGTGACTGTTCGGAATCGAATATCGGCTATTGCTGTTTGGGATATCTGTACCGTTTTTTCTAAACCAAATATCAATTTCATGGATCTGAACAGAAACGTTTATTACCTGAGCACTAAACTGCAGGTTATATATCCCGGCATAATCCACCGTCATCTTCGAGGGCAAATTCCCCGTTAGTGTCCTACTTGTGATTTCTTGCGAAGTATTGACCGTATACGTGCCTACCCCACCGGTGCCCGTGCCAAAGGCCGTGATCCGCGTTCCTGCTGTCACGCCCGTGCCCGTGACTTCCATCCCTAAATAAATCGTTCCGGAAGTCACTGCCGTAACCGTCATCACCGTCCCGGCTCCGGGCGGCGTACCGTCATCAATCGTGCCAGTGAAGACTGCCGTATAAGACGAAATGTAAACGCCGTTGGAGTAGTCCGTCGTGTTAAACCGCATCGCATATGCCGACGTGGTTGAACCGTCTACTTGATCGGTATCATCCTGAAACGCCCCATAGGGCAACAAAATACCTTGAACGCCCGCTTGCCCGGGGCCGCCCGGGGAGCCATTGAAAAAGGTCGCAGCGTCTGCTACGCCTTGGTCAAACGTCGAGCCATACGAAGAATTTAACTGCAGAACAATCTGTTCCAACGAACGTACAAGCTGATTGAACTTCTGTGGGTCATACGTCGCAGAAGAGGCATCAGGTAAACGAACGTTGAATATCTTACTCATAAAGAAAAGTTCCAGTGCGCCTTTTCAAGACGCTGGCGAGCGGCAACGGCTTCTTCTAATCTAGAATAAACTTTAGAATAGTAACGTCGCCCGTGAACTGTGATACTCGCTATCCATTTATTCAATGTACGGTGATATGTAACCCCACGATACCCAGAAGTAGTCTGACGTTTACTATTAACAGCCTGAATATGCCCCGAGGCCCATCGGCAGTTTTCTTTAAAATAGCCTTTTGTCCCATCAATACGGTCTAGTGTTTCCCCTTCTTTAGGTTCCCCCATGTCTGCTACAAACTGAGAGTAATTTAGCCACGTTGTGCACACAGTGATACCTCGAGCACCGTAACGTGCAAAATCTTTGTCTTCGGGTTTTGTGCATCGCCTAATCATGGCTCGCCAAGTGTTATAAGACGACTTCTGCCAACCCCCATGTTTAGTAATTACCTCACGGTGGTAACAGCCACAGGATTGCGTATTACCGGTGGCAAGACCCCCGGCGGTAACAGTAACTTGTTTGCCACAGTCACACTGGCATTTCCATAAACGTTTTTTGTTGGCACCTATGCCCGCATCCGCTAAAACACGTAAGCGGCCATATTGCATTCCCGTTCTGTCAATAAATTTGCCCATAAAAAGAGTATACATCTACCTATATCCATCAGGTTGGATGTCCACGCGCAACGTGCCATAACGCCAGTTGTCATCCACCGCATCACTCTCAATACGCAAACTGATCTGCCGACCACGCGCACGTGTGTCTACCTTTTCCGTATTTGGCGCAATTACATACGGGTCTAACGAACTCGGTGTCGCTGTAGACTGCGGATAAGAGCGTAACAACAGATGCACCGTCAAATCCCCGACTTGATTTTTAAAGTCTGGGATAAAACGACGCATGTACATCATGTTGTCGCCATCGCCAATGTCAAAGTAACCCGACTTGATAAAGGACAGAATCGCCGCGCCATCCGCGTTTGCCCCATCCTCTTGGTTGTAAATACGCGAACGCCCCGCAGTCAAACCATAAATCGTCGAAATGGTCGCATCCGTACTGTCTTCCAAATAGGCTGAAGCCAAAGGCTTAGTGTAGGTCCCAATGTCCGTCCACGCCGTACGCGGCAAACTGCCAATCGACCAAACATCCTCAAGATAGTTGTAGGTAACAAAGCGGTCAATGAAGTCCGCTTCCGCAGAGCAATACCACCACGTCACCTCATTGAACTGCGAATTCACCCCCGCATGGAACTTACTCTTTTGCGTAAGGTTGATGTCTTTAAATACATAATCCTGAACCGTGCAAGGGAGCTTTTTGACCGTACCGTCAAACGCATAAAACGCCTCAGTACCCATCCAAAACGCCACCCCGTTCACGTCCACCGCTGCATGCGATCCTGCACACCCACAGTTTGCGCCTAACTGCTGGAAGCCAAACGTATACGGGGGCCCGACGTACTGCATACCGTGCACAGACGTGTCCGTAAAGATCAAAATCTGACCCCGCGAACGAATCGCACTGATGATCTGACTACCGTCAGTCAATCGTTGGCCGCCTGCCGTATTAGTCGAGGTTTCAACAAAGGAGTTGATGTCTTCTTGGTTAGAGAAACGCACGAACATCGGATCTTGTGAGGTAGATGTACCGATAATGCTTTCCGTACCAAAGCACACCAAATGCCTATCTGGCGTGGAAACCAATGCATAGGCGCTCTTAGTAGGCGCGCCCGAAATAACCGTTGCCCGTGCGGTATACGAAGACGTGTTAAACAAATAAATGCCGCCATTGACTACCTGACAGATAACATCTTCGCCAAAACTATCTAGCTGCCAGATTCTTGCACCAAGCGCCACGGCTACGGAACTCGGACGTGGCGTACCCCACGTGGACAAGCTCCACGTGCCAGTGCCCCAGCCGAAGTCAACATAGCCCACATCCGAACCAACGCTGATCTGATAAGCCCCCACCACGGCAGCGCCCCCATTACCGATGTCTGAGGCATTGGCGGTTACGCCAACTTGAATGGTGTAGGTATTGGCGTTGAGGATATCTTGTATCTCGAATTCGGCATTTAAATAGACGGCCGTGACCGCACCGCCAAGGCTGACGGCACCACTAAAGGTGACAAAATCCCCTGTAACTGCGCCATGTGAGTTATCGGTGACGGTCACCAGATTACTGCCATTGGTCGCGGCAAACGTCACCTCCCCCGCCACCGTGGTAAGCCGTATCGGCGTTATATCCGCCCACGTGCCACCATAAAATCCATACAGCTTGCGATTGGTCCCCACCAACACACGCGGCGCACCGTTCAAGTCATTCCATGTAAAAACATCGGTTGCCATACCTACCAAATAGGTTGGCAGTTCAGAAAAGGGGGTCCAGCCGCCTAGCTTTTCTGGCAGTCCATAACGAAAGCGGATGTAATCCCCATCGATCCATCCGCCCTCTGCACCGTATTCGGTATTTTGTTTATCAATACCCGGCTTTAGCGCTAGTCTGAAGTAAGGCACTTAATTCACCTTTTGTCTTGCGGTGTTGTACGAAGCTGCGCGGAGTTCGTCGCCCATAATCTTTACAACAAGAAAATTAACGTCTATAGTAGCTCTATGCGTAAAAATATAGCTCAACAACGGTTTGGTAGGCTTATTGCCGTTGCCCCAACAGGAACAAAAAAATGGGGAGTATATTTGTGGGCGTGCGTTTGTGACTGCGGGAATCACCATATAGCGGCAGTTAATAGCTTGCTTGCAGGACTTGTTCAATCGTGCGGTTGCCTTAGAAATGAGGCCGCTAAGAAAACAGCCACAAGACACAATGCGTATGGCACACCTACATATAAAACATGGGACTCTATGATACAGCGTTGCACAAACGTTAATACACTTTCGTATAAAAACTATGGCGGCAGGGGTATTTCCGTCTGTGCACAGTGGCGCGATTTTTCGGTTTTTCTGGCTGACATGGGGGAGCGCCCACAAAACACATCTCTTGACCGTATTAATCCAGATGGGGACTACACTCCGGATAACTGTCGTTGGGCCAGTACTACTACGCAAGCTAGGAATCAACGACGACCGCGCCTTACTTATGAACAAGCGCAAAAAATACGCGACATGTACCTGCAAGGTGCGGGGCCAAAATTTATAGCCGATACGCTTGGCGTGACTAGAAACCAAGTTGGAAGCGTAATTTATCTTGGCAATGTTCATTTTGAAGATTGATAGTGATTCAATGCTTTTTTTGCGGCTTCGTATTGTTTAAGGCAGGATTTAAGTTCTGATTGGAGTTCTGCTGCGAGGGCAGATTCCCCTGCAAAAGCTTCTGCGTGTTCCCTATAAAGTCGTGCTCCAGTACACCATCCCGAGGCATCGGTAAGTCCGGCAGTACCGGAGGCGGTACCATTTTCGGCGGGGCGCTCCTGCCTGTCGCGCAAGCTGTTAGTAAGAGCGGTAGCACGAGCATTAATATTCCTGATTTCCGCATCCTTCTCTCTCCGTAGCTTGTCCGCCGCCTGTTGCATTTCTTGCTCACGCCTTCTGGCTTCCTCTTGCCCCTTGGCATAGGCAGCGTACTGCTCTGCCTTCTCCTTATCCCACGCCTGCTGCACCTCTGCTTGACCCGCAGAATTGCCTTTATAATACCCGCCCCCAGCCGCTGCGCCAACAGCCAGCACAAAGCCAAGTATCACCCACGGATTCATTTCTTCTCCGGTACTTTTGTTCCGTCGAGTTTCTTATGAATCTTGATCTCTTTGCAAACCTGCACTTCCTTGCCTTTGTTGTCCTTCTGCTTGTTGCAGACCTTCTTGGTCTCTTGAGCATGGATTTGAAACGCTAAGAACAAGCTTAGCAAAACAGTAACGGCCATACGAGCGTAGATAAACATTATGAAATCTCCGGATGTGGGGGTTGCACTGGGGCTGGTTTGCCGCCGTAACCTGTCGCTACTGGCGGAGGTGAACTGATTGGATCAATCGTTGGCTCCATCCGGGCAATAGGTGTTTGCGTAGGTGCAGGTGCCTTGGGTGCGGGTGGTGTGGGCGGAGTCGGCTTATCGTCACGCTCTTCCTTGGTAGACAGACCCGGTGGCACGAACTGCTGGAGTGCGTCTTTACCTTTTACCGCCAATAATGTTGCTAGACTGCCAAGTATATATTTGGACATGTCTGACAAAATCAGGAAGAACTGCTTGTCTGCCGGTGCCATCCCGCTCATCGGTTGCTCGACAAATACGACAGAATACAAGCTCACGCCCACCATGATGATCACGACGCAGCAGAACGTAATAGCAATAAAGAACTTAATTACTGCATCGTGTTGTTCCTGTGTCAGTGCAAGGAACTGGCTTATTAGTTTTAGCGGGTTCATTGGGTTCCTCTTTCATCACTTCCGGTTTCAACAACTGATCCGGGCAGGTTCCTGTTACAGCACATTGTGGGCGTTGACAGCGCGGTTTGTCCCAGTTTTCTGGATTCTGGCAAAAGTACCGAACCCGCTCACAACCACTAAGCCAGACGAGTATCAGAGCCAAACATATTAAGCGCCATCTCATAGTGATGCTCCCTATCTTCCAATCCAATATAGCCGCCGTTGATCCGTTTGGTCAGTTGCTTGATGTCCCCGATGTCAGCCAAGGCGTTTAACTTATTCGTCTCCCAGAACCAGCAAGCTGACTGGGCCGCCCCCTCGAAGGTCTCCAAGTATTCCGACGCTTGCTCCGGGGTCAGGTTCAATGACGCACCGAACCAAAAATAGTTGTCCTTGCCGGTTAACTGCAAAATTCCTCGGCCACGGAACGCGAACCCCTCGGCACTGGCTTCGTCGCCATTACCCATCCGGTTGGCGTACACACGGCTGGCAATCTTCTTCGGGTTGCGCTCGTACTGCTTGGCAAGCTCAAGGGTTGGGAAGTATTTCGGGAATATGCGCATGAGTCCTGACGCGCTGTAGTTCAGGTTCTCAGTGATAAACACAAAGCCGCCCGACTCATGACCGCACTGCGCTAGAAATGCCGCTACGCGCTTCGGGGTGTTGATCTGGTATTCGTCGAGGAGAGACTTGCCGCCTAGCTCGGTCTGCGGGCTAAAGAGCGTGTCGTACCATTGCTGCGCGTACTTGGTGTGCGGGGCAAACTTCTTGAACTGTGCCAACGTGATCATTTGTCGTACATCCTCTCAATCAGTATTTCCTTGCGCAGTTCTCGCATCTTTCTAACCTCATGCACCGCCGCCTGCGTTGCGAAATACATGTCGTAGTACATGAAAGCTAAGATCGGCATCACGATAAAGAACATCAGCACCACGGTAAGAACCACAACAATCAATGACCAAGGGACGTTCTCATCATCGCGCTTCTTGTCGTCAGCCACATTATTCCCACCGCCCATATAACTACGAACACCACTGCCGAAACCCACGCCGCCTTTGACTTGATTTCCGCTATTCTTCTTTTGCGTCGCCATGATGCTATCTGAGCCAGTCTAAGTTCCTCTGCGTGGGCTACCTCCTGTTCGGCAACGATCCGCTGCCGCATCTCATCAAACTTACCCCACAGTGCGCCCAATTCTGGCGGGGCTTTGTACACCATCATTTCTCTGACCTCTGCCCATATAGCATCCAGTCTTGAGTTGATCAGTATCCGCCGCAACGCCCGCTTACCTATACTCTCTTCACCCTTGTAGACTTGCTTGGCTTCGATCTGCTCCTTTAAGAACAACTTGCTGATCTCGTCATGCGCATCCATCAAGACGCCTAACTGATTGCCGATGTCGGTGAATACGTCGTTCGGGTCAGCCTTGGCTATCTCCTGCACCCGCTGCACTTCCGCGTTGTACTGCTGTTTCTGTGCGGGTGTTGGGTCAACTATCTTGTTGTACTGTTCTTTTAAGTCCTTCAGTACATCACTGACATCCCCCGCTGCGCCTTTGATGTCTTTGTAGAGCTTACAACCGGCCTTGACCGCAGCAACAGCGGCGTTAGCCGCAGCGAGTAGGGTTAGTGGGTCAATTTACTGCCTCCGCTGGCGCGGGCGGCGGCACTTGCGCCTCGGCTTGCTCTTTAATCTTCACCACTAAAGGCCATGCCCCTGAACTTGTGGGGAGTTGTCCCAGCGTCTGCAATATCCCATTCACTTCTTCTACGCTGAGCTTTAATGTGATCTCCATTACTTTGCCTCCAGTGCGGCGACTTTCGCCTGTAGTGTTTCAATCATTTGCTGTTGCTGTTGCATCGCCTTGACCAGCACAGGGATCAGATCAGCACCAACAGACTTATAAGGCTC